AGAAACCGCTTAGGCGGGGTGATGTCTAAAAGAATACTTATAGGGGGCATACCTATATCAACAATGCTTGATGGTCGATGATGGCGTCACTCTTGGCTAGATTATCATCGGCCCACAATGGTTGAAGGTTGGTGTATCGCATGGCAAGACGGATGTGATCTTGGTTCGTGAGGTCGAACTTAGCGAGAGGCATGATGTGATCTATGTGCCATTCCTTCCCGTGATTCTCCCATGTCATACCGGGTTTGAATTGAGCTTCGATGTGAGCCTTCAACTCAGATACAGTGCATCCAATGTAGTTGATAGTTCTGTCTGATTTGATTCCTCCAGCCTTTTTCACGCGGTTAATTGCCGATCTCGCAGACTCGTGAAGCCTTGCTTTTATCCTGCGAAACTCGATCATCTTAGGATCGTCTGAATTGAATTGAAGTCGTGCACTGTTGCTTTGTCTCTTTCTATTTTCTGGCGATCTGAGCCGCTCAATCTTGGCGCATCCACATGATATATAACCACCGGCAAGAAGGTGCTTCCCTGATACTGCCTTCGTTGTGCCACAACTACAAACGCAGCGCCAAAACGTGTATCTCTTTGGACCTTGCTTCAACGGCCTCACTCCATCATGAGCAATGACGGTAAGCCTGCCAAACGTCTGGCCGATAAGTGATGGTGCTGGTTTCATAGCCTCTTGAACACCTCCACAACGGGCGCTAGGCGCTGTTTGAGCGTGTTTCGTTCGCTCTCTGACATCTTGCCCACATCGAGAATTGCGAGGCTAGAAACGAGCCGTGCGAGGTGGGTGATGTAGCTGCTTTTGACGCTGGCCTTTGTGCCTGTGCTGTCTGCTTCGGGCAGGAGTTGCGCGAGTTGGTAGGCATGACGAAGGCCGCGTGCTGAGTCTAGGTCGAGCTTCCCCTCGCGTGATAGTTGAGCGAGTTGCATCCATCGGCAGCGAGTAGCACGGGTGAGGGCAGGGATATGATTGTCCACCCAGGTTTCCCATTGACCTCGTGGAATCGTCGTCTTCCACCTGAGCAGACAGAGCCCGGCTTCGACGCACTTCCTCAGGCGTTCTGCGCTCATTGAGGCCGCACTGGTGCCGACAGCGTTGGCCTCGCTGACGAGTTGTAGCAGTTGGTCTAGCTCGTCTTGAGAGGGTTGATAGTCAGTTTGTGCCATTGTTTATGATGCCCGGTTGAATGTGTCTTTGATCACGTTTTGGAAGGTCCATTCGGTTCTGGCGGGCCGTGAGCTTTTGCCCGTTCTGCCTGCCCGGTAGCTCTCCACGGCTTCAGCGGACTTCATTCCTGGCGCTGGGATGCCTGCGAGGTAAACGTGTTTGAGGTGGACACAGTAGCGGCTGACCGTGGCCTTGGTCACGCTGTGATCATTGGCGATCTCAGTCTCGTTCTTCGCGATCTGAACGCCGAGGCCGAACACGAAATCCACGCAGCACGCCATCAGTCGCGGCTGTGGAGCATCTACGATCTCGCCTACTAATCGCGCCAGCGTCTCCTTTCCTGTGAGCCGGTTCACGTCCACCAGAGCGGCAAGCCGGTTCTCTGTCAGTAAGTCATTCACCACTCCAGCGATGAGCTTCACAAGCCTCGCGTCCACCGTCTTCATTCGCCTCGCCAGCAGTTCGCGGAGATGATCTTCGATGGAGTCACAGGCCGCTGAGGGATCAACCTCGTATGAGGCTTCGACATATTCGGAAGGGTCGCGAAGCATTGGGTTGATCTTGGGTTTGTCGAATGTCAGCGGATTATCCGTGAATGCAAGATTTTACCTTGATTATGAAAAATGTGTCAAGCTTATTCGTCCATAGGCACAAAAAAGCCCGCCCCTTGTGAGGACGGGCTAATTCGAGGCCGGTTTACTCCGCCACGTTGGGCAGGTAATCCACAACGCGCATGGCCTGCGTAGTGACGATGGTGCTCGTAGCATGTGCTTCACGGAAGCCCATCTTTGCGCGCCATGAGGTGCGATTATCCACCACTCGGCAGGTGATGGCTTTAACGCGCTCCTCACGATGGGCGCGGTTGATCATCTCCGCCTTTTCCGATTCGAGCGCATGGATGCGGGCGAGCAGTTCGGCGGTGGTCTTAATTGCCTCCAGCTTTGCCGCTTCCCGCGCTTTGGCGGATGGTGGCAAGATGAAGACTGCGGGCTCTGACTGCGGACGCGGAGAACGCAGGCTTTGAGCTGTTAGCGCGGCGGATGACAAGTCATGGCGTCGCACGAGGTTAGCGGGTGTTCGTGTTTTCATTGGTGTTCGTTGCTTGGGTTTCTGCCGCTGTCGGCAAAATCTGTGACGGCTAGGATGAGAGCGGCCCTTGCCCACTTTGACCACGAGACGGAGCCTCTGGCCTTGTCTTGAGCGTCAATCTCGGCGCTGGTGAATCGAATGCACTTTATGATGCTTTTGACCTTTTCGGGCGCTTTGGCGGCGTTGCGCTTGCCGGTGTTTCCGTGCTGTTTCATGGTTGCAGTGCTGCCAGTTTTGCGGGTTATTTCCAACCGTGCATCACAGCCTCGGCATTTTCGATGTCTTTGCGATCCACTGCTTTGCCGTCACGATCAGTGATGCTATATGTGGTGTAGCTAGTTGGGCTGCGCTTCCTGATTGCTTTGGAGTGCTTGATGCGGGCAGCAACGGCGGCGGCAATCGTGCGGTGACGGCTAATGATGGAACTGCTGAATGTGTTTGTGAGTGTGATCATATTGTTGTGGTGTTCGTTGTTGCTGAACACCTCCACACTGCCAGAATTAAAACGCAATGCAAATTAAAAGTGCATTTATTTTAATCGGGTTATTTTGAGCCAAACTTTATGGAGATTCTGTCAAGACAATTCATCTGGCGGCATCTCCTTGAATGTGAACGTCGGGCCTGAGAATGCCAGTGGCAGAATCCAGTGGCGTTTCCCTCCACGGTTCTTTTCGCACCATAGCTTGCGCTGCGTGTCGTCGGTTCCTCCTTCGACTTCAACTTTCGAGATAATGAAAACGCCGTCCGCATCCTGTCCGATGGCGCGAGATTCGCGGAGCTTGCCAGAGTCGTTTAGCTGCGAGGCTGTAAGAATGTGAGTTCCTGTGCGCTTTGCCACGTTCTTCATGCGGCGGGAGATTCGAGCAATAATTTCCTCTCGCGTGGCACCTTTGCGGCCCTCGTCCTCCATAAGTTGCAGGTAATCGACAACGGCCACGTCATACCCTCCGTGTTCGATGTCGGCTAGGATGTCCGACGCCGTAGCGTTGTCGGTGTTCACAAGATCGCATCCCAGCTCCGAGAGTTGGCGAATGGATCGTGAGAGCATTTCTTGCTGACTGCGGCTCATAAGGCCGTTGTAAAGCGCTCCGTTCTCAACTCCGCTATCTTCGCACAAAAGCCTCATTGTCTGCTCCGTGGTGGGCATTTCCAGCGAATACCATGCCACGCGAGCCCCTGCCCTGAGTGCGTTTCGAGCGCAGTTTTGCATGATGGCGCTTTTCCCGTCCGATGGCAGTCCAGCGAATACGGTCACTCTGCCTTTTTGGAGTCCTCCGCATTTATCATCAATGGATGGAAAGCCAGTCGTGAATCCTGGAATTGCGCCCCCTCGCTTCATTCGTTCCTCGATCTCGTCCATTGTCTCGCAGATGGCATCCTTGATCGTGATTCGTGAGAGCTTGCGCACGATAGCGTTGTCCACGGCATCCAGAGCGGCCTGTGCCTTTTCGATGGCATTGGCTACCGGAATGGCCTCGTCTTGGAATGCTTCGAGCGCCAGCGTGTGAGCTTCAATGTTCCTGCGGGCGAGGTATTTGTCGGCGACGATGCGCTTGTATTCGAGGTAATGGGCAGGGCCGGGAATGTAGCCGAAAAGCTCCATGATGTAAGCAGGCCCGCCGATGGCATCCAGTTCGCCCTTGTTTCGGAAGTGCTGAGTCAGTAGTGGCGGGTCGATTGGCGTTCCTGCGTCGTAGAGCGAAACTAAAGCCGTAAAGATTCGCCTGTGAGATTCGGAATGGAAGGCGGACACGTTCAGAGTGTTTCGAGCTTCGCCAATGCGGTTCACGGGGTCTTGAAGAAAACAGGAGAGCAGGGAGCTTTCGGCCTCGTGGGAGTGTGGGAGGTTCATAAAAACGAGTGTCCTTTCGGCCAAGGTCCGGAATGCCCAAGTGAAGAGCCGTAAACGTGGGCGGCTGGTTTAGGTTTGATCGTGAGAGGCTTTTCAACC